ATCATCAGCGTGCCCGGAAATTGCTAAGCGTGCCCGGAAAGTTCATTAACAATAAATAATATTACTAATGTGAAGTAGTAGACTAAGAGTAGACTTAGAGTCACCTTTCTGAAGAAGCTTTTGTTGTCCATAGTGTAATAATAATATTTGTTTTAACTAATAAGGAATATCACTAGTCGATCACTAAGTGTAACTATAGGTGTGTCGGGGTGGGGGTCGTCAAGAATAAAATTGACAATATTAGCGTTTTTACCTAAAAACAGCCATGTTGGACACAGAAAAAGACATGGAAAGAAGGTTAATACGAGATGAACTAAAGATGCTCGCCCAGACCATCAAGCGCATCAAGGCTCGCCAAGCGAAACTCAGAGCACTACTAAAAGATGACACCAAATGAAGAGATCAAGGCGCTTACCCAGGAAGATCTTAACCAAGACATGGTTGACCTTGGCGTTGGCCGTTACCGTAATCGAGTGGAATCTGCGAAGGGCCGCGAAGCAGAAAGCGAAACGAAATACGGACAGAGGTTGATCCGGGGTGGTCTCCCTGCGTTTACCAAGGCGATCGACGAGATGGTCGGTGGGTGGGACAACAGGAACAGTGCGCTCTGGCAGTTGTCCTTGCGTGACATGAAGCCCTCAGTGATCGGCTTTATCGTTATCAAGGCGGTCCTCGACTCGATCACCCTCAAGAAAAACATGGCGTCTGTGAGTCACTTTGTTGGTTCGCGTGTCGAAGACCAGCACCGCTGTGATTTCCTAGTGAAAAACAACGAGGCCAAAGGGGAAGGCATTGTGCTCGGTGCCCAGAAACGCCGGGGTGGCCTAAGTTCACAGAGACGGCACATCAAGAGCTCAATGCGTAACGAAGCGTCAAAAGGCCTCATGCCGGACTACGAGGACTGGAGACGTCGCGACAAGTTATCGTGTGGTTTAACGCTAGTTGAACTACTGCGTCATGTCACTGGTCTTATTGAATATGTATATATATTAGAAAAAGCAGGCAAGAAGCCGACACGCTACGTTACAGCCTCTAAGTCTACCTTTGACTGGATTGAGAACTACAACGACAGCAAAGAGCTCTTCGAGCCGTTCTGGTTGCCCACTGCCGACGCACCGTTGCCTTGGCGTTCTATCTGGGAAGGTGGTTATGACACCGCAGGCACGGCGTTACCAAAGCTACCGTTTATCAAGACGTCTAACATGGACTTCTTGCGAGACAATGAGACCCGCCACGTCGAGACGCCAATGGAAGCGTGTAACCTGATCCAGGGGACACCGTGGGTGGTGAATCCGAAGGTGCTTGGGGTCGCACAGTGGGCCTGGGGTAACAACGTAGAGGTCGGCGCGTTGCCGTCCAAAGAAGACGAGGTGATCCCTGATGTTCCTAATGACTTCCACGAAGACGAAGAGGTAAACCGGAAGTGGCGCCGCATGGCCGCTGGGATCTACTCGCGCAACGCCAGCACTAAGTCCAAGCGCCTGCTCACCAGCAAGATTATCTACACAGCCGAGAAGCTCAGTGCCTCTCGGTTTTTCTATCCGAGTCACTGTGACTTTAGGGGTAGAGTATATAATATATCATCGTCTTTGAGTGTCATGGGGAACGACCTGTGCCGTGGGTTACTACAGTTTGCCCGGAGTGAGCGAGTGGCCAACGTCAACGACGCCAAGTGGCTCGCCGTTGCCGGGGCAAACGCCTGGGGTAACGACAAGGTCACACTGGACGCACGCTGGCACTGGGCCGAGAAGTTCACCGAGCGAGCCCTGCGCATCGCCAGGGACCCACGCCAAGATCTCACCTGGACCAAAGCAGACAAGCCATGGGTTTTCTTGGCGTGGTGTTTTGAGTGGGCTGAATACAAGACACACGGTAAAATTAACTCGACGCTACCAGTGAACCTCGACGCCTCCAACAATGGCCTACAGATTCTCTCGATGTTAACTCGTGATCCGTATGGCATGAAGGCCACCAATGTTTTACCGACAGACAGCCCAGAGGACATCTATGGTGTTGTGGCTGAGAATGCCTTGTCGTCACTCAAGGCCGACGGGGGTGACCTAGCGAAAGCCTGGGTGAACTTTGGTATCGATAGGCGCACCTGCAAGAGGCCGGTCATGTGTTATTCTTATGGGCTCACTCCGTATTCTAATCGGGCATATATTAATGAATGGTATGATGAACAAATCCACGGGAAGAAACGAGAGAAGCCGTTCAGTGACGACGTGAGATACCAAGCGATCCAGATGTTAGCCACGCATGTCTGGCAGGGCATTGAGTCGGTCTTGGAGAAGCCTAAGCAGTGCATGGACTGGTTCCAAGCGTGCGCTAAGCTCATCGCCGACGAAAACAAAGCGTTGTCGTGGGTGTCACCGACAGGCTTCCCGGTCCACCAAGAATACTACAAAGTCCACAACCAGCAGGTAAATACATATATATCAGGCAAAGCGACGTGCGTTAAATTCCGCGAGGACGACGACACGTTGATCAGTAGGCGCCGCATGGTCAACGGTGCGTCACCTAACGTCGTCCACAGCCTAGACGCAGCAGCGCTCCACGAGACAGTTGTTCGTTGTAACAAAGAGCACGGTATCTACGACTTTTCGTTTATCCATGACAGCTACGGAACCCACGCAAACAAGTGTGACCAACTTTCTTCAACTTTACGTGAAGTTTTTGTTGACTTCTTTTCACGGGACCTATTAACTGAATGGCGAAGTCAGCTTCAGGAACAACACCCAGAGTTAGATTTCCCAGTGCCACCAGAGTTTGGTGACGCTGAGATCAAACGAATTAAGGAGTCAACATACTTCTTTGCGTAAAACCAAAAACAAAACTAGAAAGAAAAAGACAATGAGTAATAAACTAATCGTAACACCCGAAGGAGAAGCATTATACCCGCATCTCCATGAGCCAGACTACAAGTTCAACACTGGCGGTGTCTACCAGGTGAGACTGGTGCTTACTGAAGCAGAGTGGAACGCGATGAAAAGCGACTACGACGACTTGTATAACGCCGAGTATGCCAAAGAGTCTGAGAAGGCCAAAGGTAAACTCAACAAAGACGCCTCGACGCCGTTTAGACAAAGCGACGAGGGTTTTTACATTATGGCCAAGCAGGTCGCCCAGCGTCAAACCCGTGACAAAGGTGTTATTAATTTTAATGTAGCCTGCTACAACGCCACTGGTAAAAAGATAAAGATGCCACAGGTAGGCTCAGGGTCTCGCATCAAGTTAGCACTAGAGCCCCATGTCTGGGTTGTGAGTGGTAAGTTTGGAGTGAGCCTTCGCTTACGTTCTGTCCAGATTATTGAGTTAATTGAATACGGCGCTAAAGATTCGGTCTTTGGGTCAGTCGAGGGCGGGTTCGATGGCGGTGAGGACTTCACCACAGAACTACACGATGAGGAGACACAAGGCAAAGAGAACGGGGATTTTTCGTTCTAGATTAGAAAAGCGCGTTGCCTCGGCCCTTGAAGGGGCTGGGGTCAACTACTCTTACGAGAGCCAGAAGCTTCCCTATCTAAGGCCTCAGACCTACACTCCTGACTTCGTGTTGCCCAATGGCATCATGTTAGAAGTCAAGGGTTACTTTGAGCCCTCAGACCGCACCAAACACTTACTTGTTCGTGAGCAGAATCCTGACGCAGATGTTCGTTTTGTATTCCAGAATGCAAACACGACGATCAACAAGAACAGCAAAACGACCTATGGTCAGTGGTGTGATAATAATGGCTTTGAGTGGTGTGACGCAAAGAGCAAGATACCAAACGAATGGATCAACTTACCGCCGCCTTGACGCATCAGCCCTGCCCGGACTGTGGCAGCAGCGATGCATTAACAATAAATACTGACGACTCCACTAAGTGTTATGCTTGTGGAGTTTTTCGTGCCGGGAATGGAACACCGAGACCAATGGAAAATACAACAAATAATAATAATAATAATGACTTTATCGACGGGGAATACACTGCGTTAGAGTCGAGGGGTATCGACGAGGCTACATGCCGTCGTTTTAGATACCAAGTAGGGCACCTTAACGGTAAGCCTTGTCACATCGCAAACTACTACGACCTGCCGGGCCAGAAGATCGCCCAGAAGTATCGCTTCGCAGGTAAAGACTTTCGATGCGCCGGAAAGCCCGATCACTTCTTCGGGCAGCACCTGTGGGCTAACCCAGTGCCAGGCTTTAAGCTTGTCGTAACCGAAGGAGAAATCGACGCGATGTCTGTGGCCGTAGCCCAGGGCGGTGAGTTCCCTGTGGTGAGCCTTGGCGCTGGCGCTCAGTCTGCCAAGTCGATGTTCAAGAAACACTTTGACTGGCTCTCTGGTTTCCAGGAGGTGATCTTGATGTTCGACATGGACGAGAGTGGGCGCAACGCCGTCGAAGAGGTTGCCCACATGTTACCTGCGGGTAAGTGTAAGGTTGCCCACCTGCCACACAAAGACGCCAACGAGTGTCTGACTTCCGGTAAAAAGTCTTCGATTATCAGTGCGATCTTCAGTGCTAAAGTCTGGCGCCCTGACGACATCTTGTCTGGCGCAGAGCTCTACGAGAAAATCGCAGAGCACCACGAGGTCGAGGCTTTAGACTACCCGTTCGAGGGACTCAACAGGATCACACACGGACTTCGTCAATCTGAGATCGTGACGCTCTGTGCAGGAAGCGGTATCGGCAAGTCACAGGTTTGCCGGGTGATCACACACCACCTAATGAAAACTACTGACAAGCGCATTGGCTACATCGCGCTCGAAGAGTCAGTCGAGAAGACAGCCTTGAGCATCATCGGTCTAGAGATGGGCCGTTGTTTACACTTGGAGCCGTTTGAACGTGACGACACCTTCAAGGAGGCCTTTGATGCGACAGTAGGTTCCGGTCGTTTTTACGTCTATGATCACTTCGGTAGCCTAGCGTCAGACAGTCTGCTCAATCGGATTCGCTTCATGATCAAAACCTACGACGTTGATTTTGTTGTTCTCGACCATATCAGTATCGTTGTCTCAGGCATCGGGGATGGCGACGAGCGTAGGCTTATCGATAACACAATGACCGCACTGCGTTCTCTTGTCGAAGAGACCAAGGTGGCGTTGTTACTCGTGAGTCACCTTAAGCGTCCTGAGGGCCGAGGTCACGAAGAGGGTCGAGCAGTTAGCCTGGCAGACCTTAGGGGCTCCCAAGCCATAGCTCAACTAAGTGACATGGTCCTAGGACTGGAAAGGTCGCAGCAAGCCGAAGACCCAGAGGACCGCAACAAGACAACCGTGAGGGTCCTGAAGAACCGTTTTAGCGGGGAGACAGGCGTGGCGTGTTCGTTGGCTTACGACAAGGACACAGCGCGTCTCACTGAAACCCACGTCATGGACACAACTAACCCATTTTAAAAGATGAACACAGCAGTATTTGACATAGAGACAAACGCGATCGGCAACTGGAACACCCTAGAGGGACTAGAGGTTGTGCACTGCATTGTCATCATGGACAACGAAGGGACCCATCGCTACCGCAACAACGGTGAGTGTAATAATATTAATGAAGCACTAGAGAGATTATCTAAGGCTGACTGTTTGGTCGCACACAATGGCATAGGGTTCGACCTTCCGGCCCTGCGTAAACTGTATG